GTGCATGCCGGGGGCGAGGCCCTTGATCTCCAACGGATCGCGCGCCGTCTTGTCGGCGGCGTCCGTGACAAATTCGATCAGACTCACTGCAATGCCTCCCGCGCGAGGGCGCGCTTGTGGTCGAGATATTCCGCATCGGTCATCTCGAACGCGCGCGCCATGCGCTGTTCCACATCCGAGAGCCGATCCGGCATCGCCGGGGCACGGCTCTTGCTCGCGGCCTCGAGGGCCGACTGCTTCTCCTGCTCGACCCGGGCGGCATTGCGCCCGCCGAGCACGTCCTTCAAATGCGTCGCCATGACGAACTGGAAGGCGTGGGTCCACGCCCCCGGCTTCGCCTGCGCGTCGGCCGGGACGCCCGCCATGAACTGCTCCACCTCGGACCAGTACTTTTTCGCCTCGTCGGTGAAGCCGTCTTCCGCGGCCTGGCGGAGCGCCGCGTCGCGCTCGCGTTGCGACTGCGACGTGTGCTGCTCGTGCATGAGCGGCGCCAGGCGCCGGTCGAGCTCGGCCTGGAGGACTTCCCGGGGCCGCTCCTTGAACTCCTCCAGGAAGTCCTCGGGCTTGTTCCCCGTCTCCTCCGCCTGCTGCTGGAGGCGGGACACCAGCTGCATCACGTAGCGTTTCGCGGACTCGGATTCCGTGACCGCGCGCTCCGCGACTTGCTGGAGGGTGCCGACCTGTTCCTTCGCCGCGTGCAGATCGGCCGCGAGTTGCGCCACATCGGGCGTCGCGGGCGTCGTCGGGGCGGCGGCGGGGGACCCCTCCGGCGGCGCAGGGGCTTCCGGCGCGCTAGCCGCCGTGGCGTCTTCGCTCATCGTCTTCCATCTCCTGGGCCCGAGCCCGCACCTCGGTCGGGAACTCGGCCATCATCCGCAGGGCATGCAACATGCCCCGCGCTTCCAACGTGGCTTCCCACGTCGTCGTGTGTTCTTGGGCCTCGCGGGCCATCTCGATCAGCTCATGAAGCCAGGCCTGGAAGGGCGCCCACGCCGTGCCCTCCGCCTGGAGGGAACGCAGGAGCTGGCCCAGCTCCTCCGCCTTGAGCGATTCCAGGATCGACGCCATCGGCTTCCTCCATGAGAATCGGGACGAGCGCGTCCACATCTTTCTGGTTGAATGTCTCGCAGACCCGCCGCATGAGCGTGGTCAACCCCTCGAAACTCTGCGCGGTGTACTCCCGCACCGCGCCGGGCACCTGGGGGTTGTTCACCACCATGGCGGCCTGCTGGCCCAGCTGCATGTTCTGCGTCAGCATCTGGACCAGCGCCATGAGCCCTTGGCGCTCCACGTCGCGATTGATCGTTGCCGTCGAGGCCGTCAGCTCGACGCCCATCTTGTGCTCGATGTACTCGATCGGGAGATCCAGCGTCTGCTCGGTCAGCAAGCCGTCCTCGCCCTGGACGAAGTACGCGAGCCCCTTCGGGCGGAACTGCTGGTTCAGCTGGAGGAGCATCTTCCCGAGGTCCGAGAGCGTGTCCCGCATGTCGCGGACGTTCAGGTCGAACCGGCGGTTGCCTTCCTGGATGATCGCGAGCGTGCCGGTCGCCGTGGCCCGCGAGCCGAGCACGTTGGACTCCCGCCCGAGCTGGTAGTCGGTCACGCCCGACCGCCGCTCCGCAAACGCGAGGATCGACACCTCCAGCGCCCGCATGGACGAGTAGATATCGCCCAGCTGGAGCACCTTGATGTCGCGTTCCGGGTCGCCCACCGTCAGGAACCGGCCCGGATACACCTTCGTCCCCGGCCGGACCTGGCCGCGCTTCCCGACGAAGAAGCGCGTATTGGCGAGGGTCGCGTTGTCCACCTGTTGCTGGTGGACGGTCGTGATCTCCTCCTGGAGATCGCCCAGCATGCGGCAGATGCCGAACGCTTCCTGGCGGCCTTCGTAGGAGACGAACTCGCCCTTGATGAGCGGGCGCTTCCCGTAGAAGTCCGGGTTGTAGATGGCCCGGAGAATCGTCTTCGTCTCGTGGTGCCAGGTGTAGACGCCGCTGACCGGGACGTGATCCGTGCCGAGGGCGACGTCGGCGTGGAGCTCGTAGAGCGTGTTGAGCTTCTCGACGGGCTGCATCCCTTCCCGGTTCCGGGTCGCGTCGAGCGCGTCGTGGACGGCGGAGGCGTCTTCTTTCCGCGCGAGTACCTTCTCGACGTCGGCCCGGTTCGGGAAGATCCGATCCGCGTGGCGGCGCCAGAGCTGCCCATCGGTCAGCCGGAACCGCTGCCCGAGCCATTCCGCCTGTGTCTCGTCTTCGATGCCCACTTGCGTGATGACGTCTTGCACGAGCACATGGTAGACGTTCGGGCCGCGGCGGGTGAGCAGTTCCCGGACCGGCTTCCCGTCGAGCGCCGGAGTGAAGTAGGGGCGGGACTCCACTTCCCACACGGGTTTTAACCAGCCCCAGCCGTACTTGACCACCTCGTTCACCCACCGCTTGATCGGGCGGTAGAGGTTGAACTCGACTCGGCGGGACCAATCGAGAAAGTCCTGCGTCGGCGCCGCCAAGTGGAGGAAGTCTCGGTGGAGGGGCCGCACCGTCCAGAAGGGATCGACCGAGAAGATCGTGTTGACGATCCGCGCCAGGATGCTGTCCACCGTGGTCGCAATCAGCGGAATGACGACGTTACACGAGCCGTCCCACGGAAAGGACTTCCGGCGACTCGACGGCTCGGCCCGGTAGAGCCGGTCCCAGTCGTTCAACCGCTCCTCGCGCCCGCCGTGCGCCTGGAGCGCTTCGGACACTTCGCGGTCGCAGTAGGTCGTGAGCCGCGCCCGCTCGGCCGACGACAGCGGGATGAGGGCGCCGGGCGTCACGCGAGATAGATCGACAGGGTGGTGTTGGCGGAGATCGCCGTCAGATCGAGCCCGTTCACGGGCAGGGGGCGCGCGAAGGCGACCCCGTCGGTATTGGCCACGCTGCCGCTGTCCCCGGTGAAGACCGTCGCGCCCGCGGTATTCTTGAGGGTACAGGTGGCCGACGCGACGTTCCGGACCACCCGGAACGCCAACACCAACAGCTTCCGCGTCGTTTGCGACGTGGCCCCGATGGTATCGAGGGTGATGGGGTTCGTGGTCAGAGTGTTTGCCACCTAGTCCCCCTGCCTCGCCTTCCGCTTCTTCCCCTTCATCGGCTGACAGCCCTTCCCCATGCGCCCGTCCTCCCTCAGTACCCGGTCAACGCCGACCGGCCGTCCATCGCGGACGCGAACGCCCACTCCTCGACCGCCGTGTCGTCTTCGGGCTCGTCCAGCGGCGCTTCCCACATCGTCGGCCCGTAGGCCCAGGCGTCGAGCACGTCCACCGTCTTCCCGAACGGAAACTGCTCGTACTCGTCGAGGAACAGCGTGTGCTCCTTCGCGACACTGACTTCCCCGCGCTCGAGGTACGGCTGCGTCGCCCGGATGCGGGCCTCTTTCGACTTCCGCGTGTCGGGGCGGAGTTCCACGACATTCAGCCACCGGGTCCGGCGCTGCGCCTCGGCCTCCAAGAACGGCTTGATCGCGCGCTGGTAGGCGACCGACTCGACGCCGACCCGTTCCACGTCCCAGCGATCGTCCAGGCGAAAGATCGCCTCGAACATGTCGGAGGGCTGGCAGCGCTCCGCCCACACGTCCAGGAGAAATTTGCGGCCGTCCGGAGCGACGGCATCGACCACAATGGCCGTGCGCGCCGCCCGGGACGACTCGCTGATCGCGGGGTCCACCCGCATGAGCCGGCGGCAGTCCGCAAGACGGATCGGCCCGCCCGACTCGGGGAGCAGCATGTCTCCCTCGATCCGATGGTATCGGAGCCACGAGCGGCGCAGCGACGCCGCGTCCAGATCCTGCGGCGTGTTGTCGTAGAGGCAGGAAAACATATAGCTTCCCTGCTTCTTCCGGAGCCGGTCCAACTCCGCGTCGTCCAGCCGCTCCGGAAAGAACGGCGTCCCGTCGGGGTTGTGCGCCTTGGCCAAGAACACGTCCAGGCCCGGCTCCTCCGCGAGCATCCAGCCGTAGACGTCCCCGTAGCTCCACCGCGTCCCGACCGTCCGGATCTTCCCGACCTTCGGATTGACCAGCAACGACTCCTCCGCCTGATACCAGCGGAGCACCCGCGCCATGTCCCCCGGCGACTCGGCAATCTTCTCGTCCACCAGATCGTCGTTCACGATCTCGTCGTAGTGCCGCGACACCACCGTGGACCCCACCCCCATCGCCTCGACCGTCGCCTCCGGAAAATTCCCCGGCCGCGGGACCGTCATCGCCGTCTGCGACCACTTGTCCTTCGCCTTCAAATTCGGCGACAGCTCCGGAAACAAATACCGGAAGGTTGCATTGTTGGTGAACTGCGCCTGAATCAGTCCGAGAAACTTCGACGCATTCTCCTGCGCCGCCGACACCAACAGAATCCGCACGTCCGGATCAGTGATGATCCGCTGCACGATGTACGCCACCGTGCAGATGCTGCTCTTGAACGTCCCCCGCGGCGCCAGAATCAGCTTCCGCCGCGCCGCACTCTCCGAGAACACACAGAGCGGCCAATGCGTCCGCTTCGTGACATCGTGGAAATTCAAAATGGCCTTGGCAAGAAAATAGAGATTGGTCTTTGCCAGCTCGCGCAACTCCTCGCGCGCCAGCATCTCCTGCCCGATCGGCTCAGTCACGCCGCCCACGTGCGGCTCCACAGTCGCTGAGGGAGCGTCGTCCGAGCGAGGGCACGCAGCTCCTCCCGAGCCAGCTGCTCGCCCCCCGGCCCCACCACCGCCTCGCTACGCGCCCCCACTCGGCCCCACACTGTACGCCGCTCCCCCCCCACGACGCAAGGCTTTCTAGCCGACCTGATGCCTAGCTACACGGAACCACGGTTCCCGATGTGGCAGCGACACCGACACCCGAACGGATTGCACGCCATCGGGTCCGGATCGGCACATTGCGGACAACCCGTACGCCGCGGCGCGTCCACCACCCCACCCACCTCCCCCAACCACGCCGCTATCGCCCGCCGCACCAACACCGCCACCGGAGCCCCCGTCGCCGCACTCCGCGCCCGCACCGCCGCGTACTGCGCCCCGTCCACCATCACCGGCACTCGCCCCATGACGGAAGACTAGCAGGTACTAACAATGTCTAGCTAGTGCTAGGGCGGGAAATTTTCCGCCGCGCGTTGGGGGATGCCTAATTGCGCACGCGGACGTTCGCCCGGGGGGGGGGCCATGCCCCACCCCCCATGACGCAGCGCGGGTGACAGTTTACCCATTATCAGACGCTAGGGTCGGGGTCGCTGTCTTTCTCGGTACTTAGGTCGGGCACCTGGGCCTCGTCTTTTACCAACGTGGCCTCGACCACTACATCTTGTGGCGTTTTCAGCTCGTTCAACACCTGAATCAACACGGTGACGACCTGGCTCGGCATGGCGCCACTACTCGGCGCCGCCACTTGATCTAAATGCCCCTTAAGCCGGTAGGCAAGGCCTAAGGCCTTGAATCCTAAGGCCTTTTTCTGCACTTCCTCGTGGTCAATCAGGCCCAGGACTTTCGTGTGCTGGTCCACAAGGTGACTATCAGTCAGTCCGTGATCATCGAGGAGTGCCGTAATAGCGGCCTTCACCCGAGGTCGTGCGAGGACTTCGGCACCGACGGCGCGGGCGACTTCGGTGTCTTTGACGTTGTAGGACACGAGGGCGGCTTGGGTAGCGTTCCCGTCTTTCTCCACGAACGCCTTAACGAACCGTTGTTCCTGGAACGAGGGGCGTCGGGGGCGTTTGGGTTGGTCGCTGTGGTGGAGGTTCACGGGGGGTGTTAGGCGGCGTCGGGGCGCCAGGGTACCCAGCCGTCGCCGGGGGGCTTGGCGCCGAAGGCGACGCCGTTGCCGTTGGGACGATGCCAGTCGGGTTTCCCGCCATAGGCATTGATGAAGCTGGGCACCTTCCCTACGCCGTGACAGATAACACACGGCACCATGGCGCGGACAGGGGCGCGGCGGGGTCGTGGGGCGCGAGACCGCGGTTTCTTGGTCATTGCACGGGCGTCCGCTCAGGCAGGGCGCCGAGGCCTTCTAAGACGGCGGCCGTGAGCTCGGCCACAGCCCGGTCTCTAGGAGAGTCACAGAGCGCGCTGAGAAGCGCCATCGCGGACCAGGGGGGAGCGTCGTGCGGGTGTCGTCCTCAAGCTCGGCTAAGTAGCGGGCGGGGATCTCGGTCTCGGTGGCTAGCTGGTGGAGCGTCAAGACGCGCTGTCCGGGCCGGAAGTGACGGAGGGTCTTCACCGCGGTTCCCAGGGTCATCACGGCGCCGAGGAGCCTCGCACAGCATAGGACGCGGCGGCGCAGTCCCAATCGGGCAGCGCGCTCCACGCCCACCGCTCCCCGCACAGGGCGGCGGATAACCACGGTTCCCGCGTCGCCACTTCCCGCGCGAGCCGCCCGATCTCGGCGTCAATGCCACTGATCCGCCGACCACGCGCATAGAGGATCTTGTACAGCACCGACGCTTCGAGCGGCGTCAGCGCATCGGCATTACTCGACCATACGTTGCTCACAGGCGGAAACCACGGTTCTCGTGTCAGCGCCCATCGGCGGGAACTCCACACCCCTTGTACACCTCCCGATGGTGCCAAGCAAGGTTTCTGGGGCTCAACCCACCTCCACCCTTTTTCACCCTATGGTCAGGCCAACACGCCAAGCGGTTCGTCTCGCCCCTCTGCCTGACACACGGGACACGCGATCCCCAGTCCCGTGCAGCCGGCGAGCCGAATCCGAATCTCCGCGCCACAGCCCCCACAGTCGCGCTCGAGGGCCGCTACCGTCGGGCCTACGCGCCCCAACGCGGCCAGCTCCTTCGAGTGCCAGCCCTGCGCCATGGCCTCGTCCAAGAGCGGGGCGGTCTCGCGCCCTAATCGCTTCGCGGCTCCCAGTACGCTTCGGTAGAACGTCCAACTGACGTCCGGGAACCGTTGTGCGTGAGAGAAGGCGCGAGCCACCGAGGAGAGCTGGCGCACGAACGCGGTCGTACAGTGACCCGCCGCAGCGAACGCACCAACCACCGCGGCACTCAGCAGTCCCGCGTCGTTAATCGCATCCCCCGCCGCCCAGCGCGCATCCCGCTCCGAGATCAAGGCGGTCGCGAACTGTTGGAGATGTTCGTCGAGCGTCACGCCGCCCCCTTGCCTTGCAGCTGCTTGGCCTTGATCCCCGCGTAGACGAAGCCGTCCAGGACTTCCTCCAACAGCTCCGCCACGGGCTGGTCGGCCTGGAACGTG